GGATTGTGCCCGGAGCAAGCCTTGGGTTGTGGTGATTGCCCTTGTCTATTGAATTGACCAGCTCGCTGATTGAACGCTTGCACGATGTGATGAAGTGCCGTTCATACGTATATACGCTGAAGTGACGCGCTGGCGGTTGACTTATAGCCACGGTAATATTCGCCAACTTATGCTTCCTCAAGGCATGGTCCACAAGTGCCATGCACCACATGAGCTGCTTGTTGTCAGGGGCCTCATCAACCTTGATGCGGCCTGTCTTGTAATCTAGGATAATGGCCTCGCTTCCACGAAATGCCACATAGTCAGCCTTACCTGAGAACTTGTCCTTTTTGTACCACAGGCGTTTCTCCAGCCACACTGTGCCTGGGTTGTCCCTCCAGTCAGGCCACTTCCAGTCCAGCAGCGTGGTGCGGTCATCGGAGCATGCGCTGGCGATAGCAACCTCCTCCCTGTTCAGCTTACTAAAGTCGTTCAGCTCCAGTGCTTCATGGATATTGTTCCCCATGGATGCCTCCGGGGTGGTGGTGTCCGGCATGCCCCTCTCCATGTGGTGCTTGTCGATACACAATCCATAATCCTTCGCCTTGCTCGCGCTCGGCCTGTTCTTTCTTTCGTCTGGGTTTAGGTCCTTCACTTCCCCTCCTTATTTTATCGGCTGATATGTTCAGGTCTGCAATATCAAGAACATGCTCCAGCCCTCCGTTGTAAAAAAATTCATGCAGATATTCACACTCCTCAATTTGTTCGGCGCGTATGATTTTGTCCCATTTAAACGGAACCCTCCTTGCTTTTGAGTCAATTAACCCACGTGATGCTGCTGACCGTCGGTCATCTACTGCTCGCTCGATAACAGCAGCCAGCAGCATCCGTAGATTATTTTCCACTCCTCATTAGAAGGGAGCATCGCCAGTTGATGACGCTGACGCTACATAGCCGCTTTCGTCAGCCTCAAACATTGAGGCACCGGAGTATTCAACCATCTCCTTAATCTTGACGCCTTGCAGGCCAGCACCAACGCCGGACTTTCCCTTGTAGGTGTAATCATAAGCACGAACAGAGACTTGAGCCAATGTTCCGTTACCAATGGATTCAATATCCGACAAGGACAGCGGGTTGAGCTTGGAGTCCACAACAGTCACCATTCGACCCGCCTTCGGCGTGATATACATGCCTGCTTCCGGGTCTGGCTTCTCTTTGTCTTTTCCGTCGCGCGCCACTATTCCAATACTTTTAAGGGCCTTTACATCCGCCGCCGACAGCTCGGTGACATCCACTTGGAATTTACCGGACATGTCGTTTGCTTTTGCAAGGTTCGCCCACTTCAGTTTGCCTGTTATTTGGACCTGTCGGTCATCGCTGTTCTCAGCCATTTTGTTTTTTCTCCTGTTTTTGGTTTCGTTTAGTTGCCGTACTTACGGCGGTTAAATTTTTGTCAGCGTAAGGATTGCACCTTCATCGCCTTTTGGAACCCTTCTTACCCGGATTGATATTTCCGGTATCGCCTTCCAGTTGTCGTCGTAGGGCAATGAGCATATCGCAAGCTGTTGCCAAGGCACCGTCGAGGTCCCGCCTCCGCTTGTCCGATACAAGGATTTCAACTGTAAGTACAAACTGCTCACAGCCGATTTCATCCATCGCTGTATTTTTGGCTCGGTGATGAGCATTTTCCCTACGATGCGTTTTCTGTTTTTGAAGGCGGGAACGTGGCCCATTCCTTTTATTGTCAGGCATAACTCCCCTTCGCTTATGTATGGCCCGTCGTTATTCATAGTGCTGGTCGGAACCTAAATTCCTTTGCAATAAATTCCAGCTCGATATTCGCGCATGGACCGTTTCGGTTCTTGGCTATGGCCAGGTCAACATTAGGGTCATCCCAATGAAGCAACCAAACCATGTCAGCGTCCTGCTCAATAGCACCTGAGTCTCGAAGGTCAGATAATTTAGGCTCACGGTTCTGTGACTCAACATTCCTGTTTAGTTGACTTAACGCGAGCACAGGTATCTTCAGCTCCTTTGCTATCGCCTTCATTGCATTTGATATGGCTGAAACCTCCTGTACCCTAGACTCGGCTTTTGCATGTAGTAGTTGAATGTAGTCAACAATAAGCAATTTAATACCATAGCGGAGTTTCATTCGTCGGGCCTTCGCTTTCAGCTTGGGTATTTCCAAGCCCTGAGACTCGTCAATATGTATCGGTGCCTTGTTAATCTTTGCTGAAGCTGTTGTGCAGCTTGAGATTTCCGCAGGCGACAACTCACCTGAAATCATCTTCCTTCCATCAACCCTTCCGCGTGCGGCTATCATCCGTTTAATTAACTGGACGGCAGTCATTTCTGCGGAGAACACCCCAACAGGACTCCCGCAGTTAATTGCTACATGGTCCACGACATTCAAGGCAAGGGATGTTTTCCCGCACCCCGGCCTCGCCGCTAACACAACCATGTCACCGGGGTGCATTCCGGTGGTAAGCCGGTCAAGGGAGGAGAACCCGGTTGGGACACCTATGCAATCACCTTTATTAAGGTGCGCACGTTCCATCTCGTCAATTGCTTCCGAGATGGCACGCCCAACTAGGACCTCTCCCCCCTCTCCCGCGCCCTGCTGCACCAACTCAGAGAGTTGGTCCTCCACAACGGCGAGCAGGTCGTCATCACTGGCCCGGCTTCTGACAAGGTGCTGTAAATTATTGGCGGTGCGGAGCACAGAACGAAGCCTGCTTTTTTCCAAGACTACGGAGGTGAAGTAGTCCAGATTGGAAGGAGGCAATGCTTCGTCGCTTATCGAGGCCAAGTACGCCGCCCCGCCAAACTCATTACCCCCGCCTGCGCTGCTTTCGCACAGTGAAATCTCACTTATTGGAATCCCGTCGTCAGACAGGACGCAGATGGACTTATAGATGTTTCTGCACCTTGGGTCATGGAAATCATCCGACGACACTTTTGAGGACACTTCATGCAGTGTTTCGGGGTCCATAAGGATAATCCCAAGCACTGCGCGTTCAGCGGATATTGAGCTGGGCGGGGTTAGTGGAGTATTGAGCAGACCGGGACCAGTATGACCCTTGTCTGCTGGTTGTCTCCAGCCCGTTTTATGTTCTCCTCCTTGTAGTGCCGTCGGCATAAATCCTTTAATCTTTGTGTTTCAGCAAGGATAACGATTTTATCCTCACCTTTTCCCCCGACAACAAACGCCCACCAGCCTGCTCCAGTAATGGAGATTCCGCTTGGTTTGCCGTTGCATTCAAACTCGACGGCAAGGTTGCCTGTACTAGCGGCCATGCTGTCATGCTTGACCTCAACTTTAGGCCCGGCCTCACCCAGTAATCGCTCAACGAGTTGCTCTCCCTTGCGTCCATACTCGAAATCAATATCCCATTTTGGCTCCCAAGCACTCAAAGCCTGTAATCACGTTTTAGTTTTGGAAGCACAATATTCAGGCAGTGCTTGATTATTGCGGACTTAGACATCCCGCTTGCCTGAGATATGTGGTCGAGTGCCTTGTCTAGCTTTGGGGTTGAGCGAAAGCACACAGGTGCGGCCCTTTCGTCACGTTTATTTTTGTACTCCTTGAGCATAATAACAATCTGAATTTGTATTATTTTGTATTCCTTAAGTCAATCAAACATTTGTCCAGTATGTCCCAATACTCGGACGCACTCCTTGGCTTAACCAGTGTCCGGTAATTCATAAAAAGCATATCGTATGTGCCGTGCCCAAGTGCTGCCTTGGTTGCCTCCTCTCCATACTCAACCAGATGGTTGCTTGCAAAAGTGTGCCGTCCTGCATCATGTGGCCACGTCTCCCCGTAAAGCCCAGCCTTTCTGCGCACAGCTTCCCACCGTCTTTTCAGGTTCAGGGGCGGCAAATCAGAACCCAGCTTCAGTGACTTCTCTAGCCCCTTGACCAGCGTTGGCGTCATTTGAATGTACCGCGCCTTGCGGTCCTTTGCTGTCTTTGGGCTGACATGCAGGAGTTTTTCACCGAAATCTACATCAGCCCACATTACCCCTGCTGCTTCGCGTTCAGGGCGAAGTCCGGCGAAAAGAACCAGCACAACGTAACCAAGTAGCTTTGGGTCATCCTCAAGCGTTGTTCGGAGTATGCGCTCAACCTCATAATTGGTTAATATCTCTTTCCTGCCAAGGCATGCGTACTCCTCATCCTCGGTTGGCTTAAACCTTTTCACGGTCTTAGCGGGGCTTTTCCCTAGAATTCCCTCATCCACAGCCCAGCTAAATAAAGTGGATAAGTCTGTTAAGTAGTTGTTCCGTGTACGGGAGGACCACTGAGCCTTGTCAGGTTTGCGCCCATCCAGTAGCCATTGGCGTATATCAGAATGACTAATCTCGCTTAATCTTCTATGCCCATGGTCTTTCGCAAAGCGTCTAAGCGTTGAATCCAATGAGCCTAGACTTCGCTTCCGGTAGCCGTCGTCCTCTTTTGCGTCTAGGCAATCAAGGACAGCCTCCCTCACGGTCACGCTGGTGCCACCAGATGCCACATGTGTGGCATAATATGCCACCGCGTCACGAACACTGAACCCATGGGTGTCCGCTGTATCATTAGCCAGGTATAGCTCGATTCTCGTTGACTCCTTCAGCCTAGAAAGAAGTCCGCCGATTTTGTAGGTGTCGCTCATAATCTTATCCACCGCCGCTTGCGCGTCATGGTGGCTTTGAAAATACCTACGGACACGCTTTCCGCCAACCCTCCCGTTCGCTACGAATCTTGATTGACCATGTGAGGTTTTTATGACCGAAATCTTCATGTCCCAGCTACTATTGCATGCTGCTGCTGGTATGTCAATGTAATACTTATTACCATAAGCGGCCTGTGGTCAACTTGACGATAATTTACTTTATCGTTAAAGTTCATGTGCGGACGGGAAACCGCCTAAAATTCCCAAACAGCCATACGCGGACTGGCGACCCGTGGCCATAGCCGAGCTGGCCCCCGGATGACACAGGTGATTTGTGCCTGCCGCGTGGCTTGGCTTACTTCAAATCATCACTGATTAAACCCACTTTATAAGGGGACATTTATTATGGCATGCAGTAGTTTTGACGCTATGGTGGCTGCTACCGAGTCTCTTGGAGCAGACATTCATCGGTCAGCATCACACACGTCGGTTTGGCTTAACGCCATGCCGCGAGCAACTTACTTAAACGGAACAGGATTAACCCAAACCACCTTCACAGTGGAGCGGTCTGAGCCTGTCACTGACGACGAGACATGGACGGCTATTGCGCTGTCCACTGGCGCGTCGGACAACCAAGGCGCATGTGCCACAGCTTGGACAGACGTTGACCTCGGATATACAAAGCAGCAATATTCGCCGCTTACTTATGCCCTGAGAGGTCCTGTCATTTGCAGCACTGACTTGGCATTTGAGCACAATGCTCCGGCCTTTTTGGATGGCTATGTCCAAGAATTAGGAAAGCGCGCCAAGCGTTCGTGGGAGAACAAGATGGTAAACGAGTACATGCGTGTTGCCCAGAAAGGTACACTCAGTGGCACCGCTGGCGCACTTGAACTCGACGCAACCATCCCAACCTACGACAAGGGCATTGAGGATGTTGTGCTGCCTACCGGGCTGGCGGACAATGACACATTAACGCAGGACCATCTGGACAAGGCAGCCATCGAGCTAATCGAAGGCGGTGCCACCGAGGGTGACAGCAATGGCTGGATTACCTTGGACACAGACGGCCCAGTATTCCCGCTGCTTGTCGGCGTCGAAACCAGCAACAAGCTGGCTTCGTCAACCACAGTGCTGCGAGACAACCTGCGTTATGGCGAACCCAATCAGTTGCTCAAGAGAATTGGAGCAGCTCGGGTACTCGGCAACTTCCGGCATGTTCCACAGGTAATGATGCCGCGATTCAACTTCGATGCAACCGCAAACAGCGATGCAGGGGGTTATGTTCGCGTCAATCAGTACGAGATGGCAGACGCCGGAGGCGGTGGCAAGAAGGCTCAAATCACGGCTGCTTGGAAAGCGGCGAAGTTTGAGGCGGCCATCGTCCTGAACCCATCCGTGTACACGGTTGAGGCTATTAAGCCTGTAACCGCAGCAGCGGGAATGTCTTGGAGTCCGCAGGATTACAACGGCAACTGGCAATTCGTTGTCGGTGGCAAGGAAATCTGTGGTGCCGAGGACCCATTAAAGAAACTTGGTCGGCATTATGCCGAATACCAGGCCGCATTCAGGCCGGTACGCCCGCTGGATGGAATCACCATCCTGCACCGTATCGCTGACTAATCGACTCTCCTGTAGCAGTCGTCGTCACACGGCTGGGGGTTGGCTCAATGAGCCTCCCCCAGCTTTGTGGGGCTAACGAGAAATGAATGACTACGGAGATTGGTTAAGGACGCTGGGAGTTAACGGCGGTGTGTTTGCTGCCGTTTCACTCGCTGACATCGAGATGTTCCTGAAGATAGTTCTTTTAATAATGACAATCATTTGGACCTCGATTAAGTGCTATAAATTATTAACTGACGACAATGAAGGAAAAACTTAAATCACGGAAACTATGGGTCGCCATCGGTGGCCTCGTAATGGTAATGGCCACTGAGTGGGCGAACATAAAGCCTGAGATGGCTGAGAAGATTATCGCCGCTATCGTGGTGATTGTGCCTGCTTACATAGGTGGGCAGGGGGTGGTAGACGCCGTAAAGGAATACGTTGCGTCTAATAAAACAACTCGCAAGAAATAAGGTGAACGATGCTTCCCGCGCTCATGGCAGCAATGAAAGGCTTGGCAGCTTTGCCGAAGCTCGTCGATGCTGTCAATGAGCTTGGGGAGCGTCTTAACCGTGTAG